CTACGGCAACGGCGACGGCGACGGCGACGGCTACGGCGACGGCGACGGCGACGGCTACGGCTCCGGCGTAAAAAGCATAAACGGAATGACTGTATACAAGGTTGATTCTGTGCCGACTGTATTTACAAGCGTACACGGAAACATAGCAAAAGGAATGATTCTCGGCGGAGGGTTAAAGCTCTCTTCCTGTTTTGTTGTGAAAGGTCACGGATATTTTGCACACGGAGAAACGCTCAAAGAAGCGCAGACCGCGCTTGGAAGCAAAATCTTTGACAATATGGACATTGAAGAAAAAATTGCAGAATTTAAAAAGCAATTCAATGTGACGGATAGATATCCCGTCCGCAATTTTTATGACTGGCATAACAAGCTGACAGGCAGCTGCGAAATGGGGCGTAAAGCATTTGCGGACAGTCATGGGATAGACATTGACAATGATTTTATGACGGTTGCCGAATTTATAGAGGTTACAAAAGATTCTTACGGCGGAGAGGTTATAAGGCAGCTTGAGGAAAGTTATGGGGAGGCGATTGTATGACGTATCGGACATGCCCCGAATGCGGGGCACATTTAGACCCGGAAGAAAAATGCGATTGTCAAAAGACTAAGGAGAGTGAAATATTATGGGATTTCAGCTTAATGAAGCAAAAAGAAGCAAGGCAAAGCTCAGGCTTACAATAGACGGTCCGAGCGGAAGCGGAAAAACATACTCTGCGCTGCTCATAGCGTACGGGATAACGGGAGACTGGTCAAAGATTGCCGTTATTGATACGGAGCGCGAAAGCGCGAATTTGTATTATGATTTGTGCGGAACCGGAAAAAAGTATCTTGTGGGACAGATTAATGCGCCGTATACGCCGCAAAAGTATCTTGAGGCATTACAGGTATGTGAGCAAAGCGGCGTTGAGGTTGCTATAATCGACAGTCTGACGCATGCATGGACTGCCGAGGGAGGACTGCTTGATATACATGCAAATGCCGTTAAGGCACAGAGAACATCAAATTCATACACGGCATGGCGTGATGTGACGCCGCTGCACAGAAAGCTTGTGGACGCGATACTGACATCGCCCATGCATATAATTTCAACGGTGCGCTCCGACACGGAATATTCACAGGAAAAGGATTCAAACGGGAAAACCGTTGTTAAAAAAGTAGGCATGAAGCCGCAGTTCCGCAAAGGACTTGACTACGAAATGACAATTGTGTTTTCGCTTGAGCAGAGCCATATGGCAACCGTGACAAAATCCAGAATCAGCACTTTTCCTGTCAATGATATGCTCATGCCGACATTTGAAACCGGGCAGAAGCTTTTAAAGTGGCTTAACGAAGGTGAAGACGCGCCCACATGCACCGAGTGCGGAAGAAAAATAACTCCGTTCGGAAGCATGAGCGCCGAACAGGTTGCTCTGCACGGACAGCGCAAGTACGGCAGAAGCGTGTGCGTTGAATGCGGTGCAAAGCTTAAAGAGCTTGATTACGGCGAAAAAACGGAGCAGAATGCCCCCGTTGATGTATTAGCCGACAAGAAGGAGGAGAAACCGATTGAAAACAACGAAGATTAAAATTAAAAATCTATTCGGTATTTCCGAACAGGAGCTTGACGGACAGAGCGTTGAGCTGCGCGGCACAAACGGGAGCGGCAAAACATCTGTTATAGACGCTGTGAAATACGCGCTTACAAACGCATCCGAGCGCGATTACATAATTCGAGACGGCGAAACCGAGGGCGAAATAATTATAGAAACCGACACGGGGCTTAAAATCGACCGCAAAAAGCGCGCTTCGCAGGCAGATTATAAATCCGTTAAAGAGAACGGAAAAGAAGTATCCGCACCGGAGAGCTTTTTACAAACCTTGTTCACACCGCTGCAGCTCGACCCGGTGGCGTTTACACTCATGGACAAAAAAGAACAGAATCGGCGAATACTTGATCTGATTGATTTTCCGTGGAATCTTGACTGGATTAAGGAGCAATTCGGAGAAATTCCCTCATGGGTCAATTACGAGCAGAATATATTGCAGGTGCTTTTTGACATACAGGACAAAAACGGCGACTACTACAAAAACCGCGAAGATGTCAACAGGGATATAAGAAACAACCGCGCATTTATTTACGATATAGCAAAGGACATTCCGAAGGATTACGATTGCGAAAAATGGGACAGCTACGATATAGGCAGCCGTTACAGAGAGCTTGAAAGAATCAGAGAAAACAATTCGGTTATCGAAAGGGCAAAGACCTTTAAGGCGCATTATGAGGACAAACTGCGCGGAATACAGGCAAAAAGAGATATAGCTGTTAATGCTGTGGATAAAAGCATTGATGAAGAACGCACCTCACTTCTTCGGGCAATTGAAAGACTTAATGCAGAGATAGAGGCAAATAAGGAAAAGCTTGATTCGTTAAGCGAAAAAAGAGCCGATAAAATTAAAGTTTGCGAGGCTCAATTCAACGAAGAAAAGGCAAAGCTTGACGCCGACGCTCAGACCGCGGAGAAATATGCATACAGCGAACCGACCGACACGGCTTCAATAGAAGATGAAATTAAAACGGCGGAGGAAATGCGCAAACATCTGAATGAGTATCGGAGAATGATGCAGTATAAGGAAAACATTGAAAAGCTCACGGCGGAATCGGAAGAATACACAAGAAAAATTGAGCTTGCGCGGACTCTTCCGGGAAAAATTCTCGAGAGCGCAACAATTCCGATAGATGGCCTGACCGTTAAGGACGGAATACCGCATGTTCACGGGCTGCCGGTATCCAATCTTTCAGAAGGTGAAAAGCTTAATCTTTGCGTGGATGTGGCGCTGTCGAGACCTAATTCATTGCAGATTATCCTTATAGACGGCGTTGAAAAGCTTTCCGATGATAACCGTCAAAAGCTGTATGACAAGTGCAAGGAAAAGGGCCTGCAATTCATAGCAACGCGAACAACCAACGACAGCGAGCTGGAGGTTGTATATCTGTGATAACGAATGAAAATTATTTCAGCCGCGAGAATGAAAAAAAGTATATGGGATCTTCTCAGTTTAAAGCATTCATGAACTGCGAAGCCGCCGCGCTTGCGGAAATCAACGGAGAATATGAAAAAAAGAAGACTGCGGCTCTTTTGGTCGGCAGCTATGTTGACGCACATTTTGAAAAAACGCTTGACGTTTTTAAAGCGCAGAATCCCGAGCTTTTCAAGCGTGACGGTTCTTTGAAGTCCGACTATGTAAAGGCGGAGGAAATCATCTCAAGAATAGAACGGGATGAAATGTTTATGCGTTATATGTCCGGGGAGAAACAGGTAATTAAAACCGGCAGAATTGCAGGTGTTCCCTTTAAAATCAAAATTGACAGTTATCATGCCGGTGCAGCTATTGTCGATATGAAAATTATGAAGGATTTCGAATGCATGTACAAACCCGGTGAAGGCAGGCTCACATTTATTGAATACTGGGGGTATGACATTCAGGGCGCAATTTATCAGGCCGTAGAGGGCAACAGCCTCCCGTTCTTTATTGCCGGAGCAACAAAGGAAGAAGAACCGGATATCGGAATTTTCCAAATACCGCAGGGCTATCTGGACGCGGCGCTTGATATTGTAAAGGAATATGCTCCGCGATTTCAGGCAATTAAGGACGGGCGCATCGAGCCCGTAAGATGCGAAAAGTGCAGCTATTGCAAGAGAACAAAGAAACTGAATAAAATTATAACTTTGGAGGATTTA